TAACTAATGGCATTTAAAGACTTTAACGAATACGACAAGAACTACGTCATCCTAACCTCAGACAGGTTGGTCTTCAACAGTAAGGATGACTCCATCTTCTTAACATCTAAGAAGAGTATAGGGTTGTCTGCTATCGATACTGTCAACATAGATGTGGGTATTTCGGGTAAACAAGACCCAAATAAAAACGCTTTCGTAGTAAATGCGCCTAATATTCAGTTTGGATTGCCTAAAGATGGGGTAAATGAGCATGTAGCGAAGGCTGAATCGACTGTGGGGTTTATATCGGAGCTTTTAAGCGCTTTAAGCGTATTTAGCTCAAAAATACTAAAAGCACAGGCTTTAGGTATAGGAACTAGTGCAATACCGGCTGTTTTTGATGCTGCAACCTATTTAACTAATGAAGTTAACCGCATAAAGATCAAATATGCTGGATCGGGATCACCTATTATATCAAAGATAACTAAAACAATATAATGCCACTGACCCAAGAAAACATAAGCGCAGCTAGAAACGCGTTGAATGAAAGGACAAAAGACATTAACAAAGCTACAGCTAAGATCAACGACGCTTCTAAGAAAGTGTCTAACATAACTAAAGACTATGGCAACAATGTTAAATCGTTTAACGACTCTGTTAATAGTATTAATTTGAATAGTGCCTTTGCAGATAACTTAGCCTTAGGAGTTTCCGGATTAATAGCCGATCCTTTTGCGACAGCTATCCAAAAGATAATGTCTAAGATTAATGAATTGGTTCCAAAGATAGAATCTAAGATTGACAAGCTAGAACAAGATTTGGTTAAGAAGGTGGATAACAAAGGAAGGGTGACCTTACAGGGACAAACCATTGTAATCACCGTTACTAGACCGGAATATGAGCAAGCCGTAGTTTTAGAAAAGAAGATAAGAGACACCATAGAATCTATCAAACAGACCATACTCTTGCTTTCAAACCTGATAGCAGCCTTGTTTACTATCGTGACAGCTATACAGGTATTTAAGCTTGTATTACAGCTACAAGAGATAGTATTGTCTAGCAACCCAGCTAGCAAGATCATCTATGAGGTTTTGAAGAAGGCTATCAAAATCATCTTTTTTAAAGAGATTCTAAACGCATATCTAAAGATTATGAATGATCTTCTAGGGCTAAACAAGCAGCTTTTAGATAGGCTAAAAACCAGATTTAACAATATAAGGGTTAACATAAAGATATCAGATGAATCAGATAAGGGCAACTTCCTGACCGAAGACGACGCCTTATCTTCATTGGCAGACGATCTATTGGGTCAAGATATCACTAGCTATACCCAAGAATTTACTTCTAACGATAACGGACAATATATACTACAAGTTGAGAAATACGGAGATAAAGAGTTGATTGCCAAGGCTTACGATAAGTTTTCTGGTCTGGTAGCAGCTCAGACAGCACCTAGCTATATCACCAATCCTGAAGATCTATTAAACGAATTAAAAACCATTTTAAATCTGGGTTCATAAATTTTCTAATCTAATATTTATATAAGACATGACACAAGACGAATTAATCCTTTTCAAGGAACTGATGAAAGAAACCATCAGATCAACAGTTAAAGAGACAATCCAAGAGGAACTTTCAGCTATGCTCAAGAAAGACCTTAAGGAAGTTAAAATGCTATTAGTTAAGTCCATCAAGGAATCAACAGCTAATCGCGAAAGCGGGTATCAACCTCAGTACGGACCAGTAGACAAAGCCGACATGAAACAAAGAATCAGAGAGGCTGTAGGGGGTGATGAATTTAGAGATGCCATTACTTCTAAGAAGCCTTTGCCTATCCCTAGGATGAGCGAAGAGCAAGCTGTGAATATGTCCATGAATGGCACATTACCTGACTTTGATGCTCCTATCCCAATGATCAAGAAAGATGGCATTGCTTGGAAAGAACTACAACAAAGAATAAACTAAGATGAGAAACAGGCCACAATATAAGATCAACACATTAGACCTTAACCCTAATCAGGGTATAGGCATTGCGTTGCCCTTTAGTCCTGACACCATCTTTACAATCAATTATACAACTAAAGATCAGATCAAAAGTAATCTTTTGAACTTCATGTTAACAAACAAGGGAGAAAGGTTCTTCAACCCTAATTACGGGGCGAATATCAGGGCTCTTTTGTTCGAACAGAACACAGACCTATCTGAAGTTAAATCTGCTCTAGTGCAGGCAATAGGGATGAATTTCCCATCAATAACAGTCAATTCTTTCGATTTTTACCCAGAAATTGACAATAGTTCTTTAAAAATAGTTCTGAATTACACAGTTAACAAACAAACAGATAGTTTAGTAATACAAGTAGTATAATGAGTCAGAAAGATATAAAATACATAAATAAGGATTTCACTAGCTTCAAGCAAGCCTTAATTGACTATGCTAAGAACTATTTTCCTAACACCTATAATGATTTCAGTGATTCCAATCCCGGTAACATGTTTATCGAGATGGCTTCTTACGTAGGAGATGTATTGTCTTTCTATATTGACAAGCAGACCCAAGAGAACTTTTTGTTATATGCACAAGACAAGCAGAACTTAATCTCTATGGCGTATGCTTTAGGATATCGTCCTAAGGTTACTTCCACTGCTATTGTTAATTTAGATGTGTATCAACAATTACCAGCTGTAATATCAGCTAGCATAGCTTCACCTGATTACAGATATTCATTGTTTATTGAAAAAGAAGCTAAGATTAAATCTGCTACGAATTCAAACGTAGTATTCGTAACAAATGATTTGGTAGACTTTAGTTTCTCATCTTCAGCTGATACAACCGACATTAGCATTTATCAAATAAATGGTACAACTAATCAACCTGACTACTATCTTTTAAAGAAGAAAGTGCAAGCGTTAGCAGGAACTATAAAGTCCGCTAATTATACATTTGGTTCACCTATAAAGTTTGATACTCTAACATTACCTGATACGAATGTAATTGAGATATTAGACGTTGTAGATAGTGATGGTAACAAATGGTATGAGGTACCTTACTTAGCTCAATCAACAGTTTTTGAAGCGGTTAAGAATAATGAATTGAACGATCCGTTCCTTTCTCAATATGCTGACACCACTCCTTACTTACTTAAGCTTAACAAAGTTTCTAGAAGATTCGTAACTAGATTCGGAACAGATAATGCATTGACTTTAGAGTTTGGTTCTGGCATCACATCTAATCCTGACGAAGAGATTATACCTAATTCAGATAACGTAGGTATGGGTATCATAAGTGCTATTTCAAAGCTTAATACAGCGTACGATCCAGCAAACTTCTTATATACTCAAGACTATGGTTTAGCTCCTTCTAACACAACTTTAACTATTAGATATTTAGTTGGAGGTGGTGTAGAAACAAATGTACCTTCAAGCGATTTGACACAAGTATATGAGATAAACTCTAACCCAGTTACTCTTACACCAACAGTATTAAACCAAAGTTTAATTAACTATGTAAAGAATTCAATCAGCTTTAATAACCCAGATCCATCATCTGGTGGAGGTAGTGGAGATACAATTGAAGACATAAGATTGAAGACTATAGCTAACTTCTCAAGTCAATTACGTAACGTAACTAAAGGAGATCATATTATCAGAGCACTTAGTATGCCTGCTAAATTTGGTACTATTGCAAAGGCTTATATTACTCAAGATCTATCTTTGGAAACAACAGATAAGGTTCAAGATTTTATTAGCACCAATCCTTTAGCATTGAGTCTTTATATCTTATCATATGATGCAAGCAAGAAATTAACTAACGCATCATTAGCTATTAAAGAAAACTTAAGAAATTATATCTCTGAATACAGAATTGTAACAGATGCTATCAATATAAAAGACGGATATTACATCAATATAGGTGTAAACTTTGATATAATCGTGCTTCCTTCTTACAATAGCAGAGAAGTACTATCATCTTGTTTAGATTCAGTTAAAGCTCATTTTAACATAGATAAATGGCAAATTAACCAACCAATCATATTATCAGAGATTTATAACCTAATTGGTTCTGTAAAGGGGGTTCAAAGCGTAATTAAAGTTGACATTGTAAACAAATATGGTAGCGGGTATTCACAATATGGATACGACATCAAAGGAGCTACTAAGAACAATGTTATCTACCCAAGCTTAGACCCATCAGTTTTTGAAGTTAGATATCTAGATACAGATATTTACGGAAGAGTTGTAACATATTAAACTTTAAAAAATGAACCTAGACAAATTAAAAGGACACGTTCCAGATTCAGTTATAGCAATGCTACCAGATACTATGGCTAAGTTTGAGATCAATACTCCATTGAGATTGTCTCACTTCTTAGCGCAAGCTGGACATGAAAGTGGAAATTTTAGATTAGTGAAAGAGAACTTAAATTATAGTGCTAAAGGCCTAATGGGTATATTCAAAAAGTATTTCCCTACTGAAGCTTTAGCTAAATCATATGAGCGTAAACCGGAAAAGATTGCTAACAAAGTATATGGTGGAAGAATGGGTAATGGTGATGAAGCATCCGGTGACGGAGCTAAATTCTGCGGTCGTGGATATATCCAATTGACTGGTAAGACTAACTACCAAGCGTTCTTCAAATCAATGGAATTAGA